TACGGCAAGGCAGACGGTCATTGTTGATGTCGTACTGACGAACAATACGCATCGAAATGCCGTTGTGGACTTGGCGGGAAGCCATGTCAACGCCTTGTGGCATCAGCAAGTCAGCGGTCGCAAACGTGATCGCATCTTTGTGGTAGACGAGGTTCTGTGGGTAGGCAGTAGCAGCCGAACCCAGCATGGTGACAGCAGCGCCCGAAGCAGGCAGCGAAGTCACAGTGGCCAGAGCCTGGCTTGCCGAATACAGCGCTGGGAAGATGTTCAGCGTAGCAGTCGAAGAGCCGGTAGCAGCTGCGGTCACAGTGAACTGCTGGAGCGAACCAGTCGATTCACGGGTTTGAGGATTCACGGCGTACACGTTGGCGATGGTGAACACGTCACCGGCTTTCAGCGTAGTGGTCACAGAACCTTGAGTCAGGGTCATGGTGGTGGCACCTTGACTAGACACAGTGGTCTTGACCGTAGTTGCTGCACCGGCATCGCGAGAACCAGTAGTATGCTGCTTGATCGACTGCGACATGTTGATCTCATCGAAGCCCAGAACACCAGTACCCATCATGCCATTGCGGAACTGACGGGACACGGTATCGGTTGGGTTGAACAGACCTTTCATGCCTTCCACCAGACCAGCATTGGCAGCGGGGTTCACGGTAGCGTAACGTGGCGACATGGTAGCGGCATTCTCGTTCAGCTTCTGCTGGGCCTGCAACAGCACCAGTGAAGTGGCAGGAGTCGTGCCAGGGGTGCCCACCGAGTTCCAAATGTTCTTGTACGCATTCGCCACATCGGCGTCAATAGACGATGCCAATTGCGAGATACGGGGTTTCAGAACACGATCTGCGAAGTCGTCCAACTGCATGGTCAGTTCAGCCGATGTGAAATTCACACCAATGTGTTTCTGACTAGACACGGACAAAGTGGTGTACTGTTCGTTGTCGTCCTGTACTTGCAGGGCGGCACCGTCAGTTACCAAAGCACGGTCGGGCAGGCGAATGCGCAGAGTGGAGCCGATTTTGGCACCTTCTACGGCAAACGAGTCGTCGTACTGACGGTTCACGTTGCGGGTGAGCACGAGGTTGTTCTCGAGGATTTCGAGCGCCTTGCGGGTGATCATGTCAATGGTGAGAATGCTATTAGACATAGCGTTATCCTTTCAAGTTTTAGCGTAAGCGTTGCGCCTCGGATTTCTTCATTTGTCGGGCACGTTCAGCAGCAATCCAATCCGATGTACTCATGGTCTTGATAGACCGAGGATCGGTGGTGTCATAGGCTGGGGAGCCTACGCTACGGGCAGTGACCGGCGCAATCGGAGCCGGGGCATTCGATGATTTCTTGACCGGGGGAGTCGCGGATACGACAGCCTCAATCTTCCCAATTTCACGCGCCTGCATGAGTGGTGATAGCCGGGAGATGCGATCTGCCTCCTTGGGGTTTGAACCAAGGTAGTAAGCCACATCGGGTCCAATGTCGGACGACTGGATCGTTTCCGCCATCGTGGTCGTGATTCGGACATTCGGGTTATACGCGACTTGTTCAAAGTCGTCATACTTGCTCCGTGCTTCCTCTTCACGCTCGTGATAGGCTTCTACAACCTGTGCCTTTTCCCGCTCAGAGTCCCTTGCCGATACCAACTCCTGTGCCTTTTTGAGAGCCAATGCTTCCGCATAAGCCTCTGGAGACTGGAACTGATCCAGTGGGGGAATCTCAACAGGTGCCTTCAAGACCTGCGTTTCCGCTTGTCGTTGGGCTTGTTCCCGTTCCCATTTACGTTGCTCTCTTGCGAGACGCTTGCCAATAGCTGCGTCCAGTTCCTCCTGTGTGAAGGTCTTGGCTGCCTCTGCTGGCTTTTCTTCCGGCGTATTCTCAACCACAGTCTCAGTCGGGGCCGTCCCAACTGGTTCTGTCACGGGCGCTACTTCCGCTAAAGCTTGAACTTCATCTGTCATGGTTTGAATCCTGAGATTCCCTGATGGAACGCATCAGTACGTTTATTCTATGCACACTGCTCATGGGAGTCAATCTACGAGTAGGTATGCGGGAATTGGGGTCTGCATCGGCACTTCCCGACCACTCGCGTCGAGCCATGCAACTGCAAATCCGTCTTTGAATACATAGGACATAGTGACTCCTGTGGGCTAGGCGTAGAAGTTAGGGGCTTTTTGCTTCGTCGCAAGGTTGGTGCTCTGGTAGTGCACATCAATCGAGTGGAGGAAAACAGCGTCGGTGCAAGTGTCGCCGCCTGCGGCGGCATCCCGGTAGCAGCGTACCATCAGAAGGCCGTCAACCTCCATTGCTGCGATGGTGATTGCAGCAGTTTCCGCGATGTTGTGCTGGTAGCGGGTTGCTGGGCAGGCCTGCGTGACTGTGATATTTGTCGTAGCAGGGAAAGCGGCTTGGTTGAAGCCCTTTGCGAAGGAGTAGTCAAACCCCCAGATCACGTTGCCGGTGTTGGGAGCGGCTGCGGCGTTGCTCCAATGGGTATGCAAATAGATACTGGTACCGGGCACATAGTCGTGAGGGACGTGGAATACAACGAAAACTTCGTTCATCACAGTTGCGCTGAACTGGTACTGACGGAGTGTGGTGCCAGTGTAGGTAGCGAAGGTAGGGTCATTTACCCCTATAGCGCGAACGTCAATGCTGGAAGTAATATCCCGCCAGCCAAAGGTAGGAGTTGTCGTGTCAACTTGGATACCGACACCACTGGTCTTTGGCATCACATAGTTGGCGTTTTGGTAAGTCACCCCACCGAACCAATTCGCGGCAGTTCCTACAGCGTAAAAATTCCAACGACCCGCTCCCACTGGAACTGCTCCGTAGAAGCCATAGTTGTTGGCGGCACCGATCATGGAAGCATTCGCTTCGAAACCATATTGATTTGTGACGGCTCCAGTGTAAGTACCCTGCGCGGTTGAGTAGTGGTAAAGGTGGGTCGTACCAGCGCCAGCACTAGAACTCGCAGCTGTTTTATAGTATGAAGCATCTGTGACTGTACTGGAGGCCACTTGACCGCCAAGATACATACCATAGGCGACAGCGCCTCCGGTAATACTCTTAATCGCATATAGGCCAGTGGTTGCGGCAGGCGCGCCTCCGAATCCAATGTTACCAGAGGCATCCGCGTAGAAGCGAAGTGTTCCGCCAGTGGCAAGCCCTACCGCGTCAGCAGTGGGGAAGTACAAACCTGTATTCGGGTCACCACTCGGAGTGATAGAGGGAAGTAGCGCAGTACCAGCCTGCACCGTCAATGTGTCAGTTGCAGCGTCGCCGATGGTTGCATTGCCCGTGGTGGTCAGAGTAGTGAATTTACCTTCTGCGGGAGCTGTTAGCCCGATCGCTGGGGGGCTTGCAAGATAGGTCGTGAACCCTGCCCCAGACACTGTGGAGGAAGCAGACAGCGTGGTGAAGTTCCCGGGGCCAGAACCAGCAATATAGGAACGGCTTACTTCGACCAATTGGTACAAAACGTACGGAAACTCCATGCGTTGCTGGGTACTGGTGTCTGTGCCTAGTCTGTGCCCTGCGTTGCGGGAATCCGGGGTTCTCGGAATCAGCCCCCCCCAAGGGCCTTGAGGTCTGGGATTCTGGTGGTATGGACCCGGAAACAATTTTTCATGCTTCTGAAAACCAAAACCCATTGGGTCAATTCAATTTCTAAAATTTTTCAAAAATTCATCAGCGGAACGTGATCCCCACCCATAAAAAACAACACCCCACAATACAATACACTCCTATGAGCATCCCACATCACTCCACTAACGCATCAGCCCTAGCAACGCTGCTGACTTCAGGAATGACTCAATCACAAGCCGCTGCAGCTCTGGGAATTACTCCATCCGCAGTGAGTCAACTTATGAGTTCCGAATCACCTGAACTTGATGCTGCGCGCAAGCGTTCATCCGCACTGGATGCAGAATATGATGAAATTGAGGGAGCTTTACTCAAACAACTCAAGCGCACAATCCCGCTCCTGCTCCGGCCTGGTGAAATCTCTAATGTACTAACTCGAATCAACGCAGCAAAGCGTCGCGGGGTTGCAGCAGATGCACAATCCAATGGCCCAACTCAAGTCATCCAACTCAACTTACCCACTAGAATTCAAAATAAATTTGTGGTAAACTCCACCAATCAAGTGGTCACAGCAGGAGATCAAGACCTGGTAACGATTCAATCCGCTGCTGTGAAAAAACTCT